TTGGCTATTGCATTTTCTGCTTCTTTTATTTGGTCATAACCTTTCGCCCATGAATCCATTTCTTTAATACGTGCAATCAGTGGCTTAATTGTCCGTAATAATTCAGGTGCTGATGCGATCAGGTTAGCGTTTGCTTCTGCTTCTTCTTCAGACCCTACAACGTTGGCAATTAAATGCCTTTTACGATTCATCACTTCGTCTGTTTTTAGATAGTATTTTGTGGAATTAGATGCTGAATTAAAGTCAGTTTCATCTGTAAATCCCGTTCTTTCTAATGTCCATTTTCCTTTTGTGTGTTTCATTGTGGTTTCCTTTCGTTTTGCTGTTGATTTCACACCCCAAACTTACAAGTTAATTCAAGCTAAGTCAAGGATTAAAGCTACACACAAATAAACAGCGATTGAATAGTTAGCTTTTATTCTCTTATCTTTAACAATGGTCCTTAAAACACCAATCTCGCCGGATTTCAATATATTACAAGCTATTTATATTATATTAACTAATAATATATTTATACTAATTAACTAATTAAATAATAAATGATTTAATAAATGAAGATTAAAGACTCTAATTCAAAAACTGAAATTATTGAAAAACCAGACTCAGAATTAAGTAAAGAAGCTTGTGAAATGGGAGGGAAAGCAAGCAATCCCGCCACATTGAAACCGGTAAAAAAGGAAACTATTGCCGATTTACTGCCGGCAAAGAGTGTTTTAGGCAGTAAGAAAGCCCGTAAAGAGTTTTTACAGGCAGTAGTAGAAGCAGGCGGAAAGTGGACTATTGCCTGCCGTAATCTTGGTCTAAAAAACTACGATGTTTGGGTATATTTCGAGAAAAATCCCCACTTTAGATCGGAAGTGGATCGGCTGAAAAAGTTTGCCGAGGATCAGTATTACAACCGGCTGGAACAGATCAGCGAAGAAAATGCAGAAAATCCGAAAGCAGTAACCGAGCGTATTTTTCAATTAAACGCTCTTAATTCCGCCAAGTACCGACCAAAGCAAGCCGGCATTCAGGCGAACAATATACAGATCAATACAACCAGCCTAAACATTGGCGATCGTGTGGACGTGGTGAACCAGCTTCGGAACAAGAAGAAACCGAAACCAAAGGGCAAAACTGCTGTAAGTCAAACAATAATTGAAGATACAATAAGTGCGGACGATGTCAGGATATAAGCCGAAGGCATATACAGAAACAGACCTTGGCAAAGAGTTATCCAAACTGCCGACAACCAACCCGCACATTGTGGAAGATTTTATTACAGCTTGGTCAGACATACAAGATTTACGGCGATGGATGGTGCTATCAGGCTGGAATTTACAAGAGATTGCAGACAAAACATTAAGAGCAGATCGGAATTGAAAGGACTGCGTACAGGCGAAGGGGGTAGGGGGGAACGCCCGACGGGGTATGCGAATAGTACCTTGTTGCATCCCCCACATATTATTTTGAACAAAAGGGTTTTTGTTTAGTGGACATTTACATTGGATTTCGGGATGAGGAGGGCAATCCGTCTCAGCCTTTGCCTCATCAGATGGATTACCAGACACACATTGGTTATGCGAGGCACGTTTTATTGGCTGGTAGTTTGGGTACGGGTAAGACGGAGGCTATGTGTGTAGAGGCGATATTGCAGAGCAGTTATTACAAGAACAATTTGGGTTTAATGGGCAGGAAGGTATTGGATGCTTTTAAGAAGTCCACGTTGGTTCAGTTGTTGGATATTGCTGGAGGTTTTGTTCGTCGTCACGGGGCACAGGATCACGTTATAGAGTTTTTGAATGGTAGCAAGATAGTTTATATGGCTTTGGATGATTCGAGGGATGCGATTCAGAGGATTAAGAGTATGAATTTGGGTTGGTTTGCGTTTGATCAGTTGGAGGAAGTTCCGGAGGCGACATTTCAGGCGGGTTTAGGTCAGTTGCGTAGGAAGAATAGTTTGCGTGCAAATTTTCATACTTGCAACCCTGCTGGTCACGATTGGGTATGGAGGAGATGGAAGAGGCGTAAGAATCAGGGTATAAAGGGCGGATATTATTTGGTAGAGAGCAGGACGTGGACGAAGGGAGTTGATCCGCCGGAGACTCAGGATGATGTTAGGACGTATAGTGATAATCCTCATTTACCGCCGGAGTACATTAAGACTTTATTGGAGAATCCCGATCCTTGGGTAAACCGGTATGTGTATTGCAGTTGGGATGATTTTAGCGGTTTGGTGTATCCGATGTTTGATGAAAAGGTGCACATGATCAAGCAGTTTGGGATACCTACTTGGTGGAATCATTATGTTGTATATGATTATGGGTACAGGAATCCGAGTGCTGTATTGTTTAGTGCGATTGATGATGAGGGTAACATTTATGTATATGATTTGATTTATATGGCTGAGACTCCGATACGGGAGTTGGCGGATATGGTTCATTCGAGGTTGAAGGATGGGGTGGATTATACATTCTTAGCTGATCCTTCGATAATGCGGACAGAGAGGGATGGCAATACTATTGCTGGAGAGTGGGAGGATTACGATATTTATTGGGAGTTGGCGAAGAACGATGTTAGGGCGGGGATAGACAGGGTTTCGAGGTATTTGCAACCAGATGCAAACGGGAAGACAAGATTAAAATTTTTCGACGTTTCTTCGATGATGCCTTTATTGGATGAGATTGGGGATTACAAGTGGAAGGAACTTCGGTATGGTGGAGATAATAGATCAAAACCGGAAGAACCTGTTAAGGTGAATGATCACGCAATGGATTGTTTGAAATACTTGGTTCATTATGTAGAAGATTCACAAGTACCGCAGGAAAAGAAGGATAAATGGGATATGTCATTTTTTAAGAACATTGGTAAAAGGGAATCAGGCTGGATGTCAATATGAGCGATGTAAAAGAGTATAATCAAATAGTAGAGTTGGACGAAATGTTCCAAGCGATGCTTCAATCCGATGAAGATTGGATGGAGTCGGCAAAAGAGAGCGTTAGCTTTTACACCGGATCATTTGGAACGGGTCAATGGACAAGCGATGATTTGGAAAAGTTGAGGAGCGAAAACCGACCTCCGCTTCAATTAAACATTGTTTTACCAAAGGTGAATCTGATTGCCGGTGTGGAAAGACAGCAGAGAAGCTATTGGAGGGCAAAACCGGTAGAGGCGACAGATGAGCAGACGGCAAGTTTGATCACACCACTACTTTTGCACATGGACAGAGGAGAAAGAATGCAGAGTGCATTTTCAAGAGCATTTAAGGACGGCGTTATTACCGGACGTGGATGGTTAGACGTTTTTGTGGATGTCAGCGAAGATTTTGAGGCAGAGATATTTGTAAACAGGGAAAGCTGGTCAAATGTGTTCAGCGATCCCGAAGCAAGAGAGCCGGACACAAAGCAATGGTCAATGATGGCAAGAACCAGATGGCTCACCCTTCCACAGCTAAAATCATTGTTTCCAGATGCCCTTTCTGATTTGAAAGATGTGGATGGAATTACATCCTTGCCCGATTTGGATTTTGCGGATGATAATGAAAGCACTTCCTACGAAATGGGTTCAAAATACGCTAAAGGGGATGTTGTCAGGGCTGATCTTTATATTGGTGCAGACAGAAGGCGTGTTAGGGTAGTGGATATGTTTAAGCGGGAATATGACAGGGAACACTTTATTGTAGTCGGAGAAACAGGAAGAATACTGCCAACCTCATTTAAGTCTGAACGGCAGGCGGATGAAGAAATACGCAAAATGATTCCCATAATCAAAAAGCAGTCAAAGGCTTCCGGTGTTGCTATTCCTATGGATTTCAAAACCATATCCAAAAGTGTTTCCAATGTGTATAGCTGTACCTATTCCGGTGCAAGGCTTTTGAGCGAAAAACAGCTTCTTCCCTACAATCATAAAGAATTTCCGTTAGTCCCGTTTTATTATTATTTCGAGGATATGGGCGAAGGTATTGAAACATTTGGGGTGGTAGAAAATCTCAAAGACCCTCAGAGGGAGAAGGATAAGAGGCGGTCTCAGGCTTTAGATATTTTGAACAGAACACCTAAAGGCGGTGGTGTGGTAGATGGATCAAGCGGTCTTACTGCGGAAGATATGAACAGGGCTTCATCCGCCGGAGAATGGGTTAAGACGAAGAAGAAGGTTAATGTGCGAGACGTGATGCAACAATGGTCTATGGCACATCTTCCAATACTGAATGTGGTGTCCGCACTTGAACAGCAGTCGGAAATAGATGCAAAAGAAATTTCTGGTGCTACTGATCCGTTGATGGGCATTGCATCAAGTTCAAAAGAATCCGGTTTTGCTTCACAGGTTAGAATGAAACAAGGTATGCTAACCCTCACAGAAGCGATGAACAATTTGGACAATACCAAACGAAAGGTATTGGAAATGGTGGTCAGCAATATGCAACAATTTTGGAGCGAGGAAAAAATTAGGAGAATTATCGGAGAGGAAACCGAAGAAGCGGATGAGGGGATGGTCTCTGGATTTATTAATGAATTTAAGAACAGAAAGTCTCTTAAATACGACATACTGATTGATAAAGGCGACAACTCGCCTACGGTGAAAGCAATGAAGTTCAGAGAGATTTCACAGCTATTACAAATGATTCCGCAGTATTCCCAAGCCCTGCTTCCAGCATTGGTTGAAAATTCGGATTGGGAAAGCAAAGAAGAAATTTTGGAGAAAATTCAAGCCGTTGGTATGCAACAGGCTTTATTGGAGGCACAAAAAGCCGGAGGCGGTAAATAGTGCCAAAACGAAGAAAACGAAAAAGGAGATACTAATGCCTAAGACTCTTGATCATAAAGACGGCAGAGTTTCCACAGGTTCTATGGGATACCCTTCCTCACGGAAAGACCCAAAGGCTCACGGAGCAAAGCCGGTAAAGTCAAAAAAAGTGGCAAAGGGATCGGGAAAACAGCTGATTCTTAATAAATAGCCAATCAGCGATTGAACAAAAACGATTGGTTGTTTAAGTTAATTAAGTCGCTCTTAATAGAGCGGTTTAATGGTTCTTTGACAATACATTTTTATAGGGGCGGAATAACTCGTTGCGATAAGCAAGAGACAATATCTCCGCCCAAAACACAGTAACAGCAACTCACATTAACCCCCGTTAGGGGCGATTGATTTAGAGCCTGTCTTAATTCCCGAATGGGGATTGGCAGGCTTTTTTATTATATCAAACCGACGGATAAGGAAGGAGAAGCATTATGAGCGGTTATCAATTCATTGATGAAGCCAAGGAACTCTCGGGAGAAGCGGACAATGAGGCTTTAGCCGGTTTGGAACAGGTCGAGCCGGATAAGGTTGAGGCATCGCCCGAAGAACCCGTAGAGACCCCTGAATCAAGTGAAAATGAAACCCCACCAAAGGAAGCGGACTCGTCCAAACAGATTGATGTTCGGGAGGATGGAAGCGTTTTAATCGGCAAAACGGAGTTTAAGTCGGTTGAAGATGCTTTGGAATCCATACCAAATCTTCAAGCCCTGTATGGTCGTCAGTCGCAGGAACTTGGCGAGCTACGAAAGATGAAATCCTCGTATGAGGAAACGTCTTTCAGCAAACCGGAAACAAGCGAACCAGAGCCAGAGGCTATGGAGTACGATGTGTACGATCCAGATTCGGTTCGGAACTTGGTAAACGAAACTGCCAAAAAACAGGCTTCTGCCATTGTGCAGAGCGTTTTGGCGGAACAGGAACAAAAATCCTCGTTTATTAACACGGTCAGCCAGCTTAAAGAGAAGAATCCGGCGATTACTGATGAGCAATGGATGGAAATAGCCCGCTTCGGTGATGAGAATGGTATTTCTAACATTAAGCACGCTTTCATTGTCTTTCAAAATGAAAACACGGTGAAGGAAGCCAAAACGTCCGGAAGGAAAGAAGCTTTGAACGATCTGAAAAAAGTTTCGGAAGTCCCTAAAACATTATCCAATGCAAAGGGAGTGTCCGGAAATGAAAAGATTGATTTCGACAATCTTACCCAAGACGAATGGGCAAAACTTCCCGATGATGTAAGAATGAAGGCGTTGCAGGAAGCATAAGAGACTAAATTATGGCACAATCAAGTTGGGCATCAGGCTTACAGGTCTCCCGCTGGGCGAAAGAACTTCTTTATGAAACAAATAAAGAAATTTATTTCAACAAGTTTATGGGTGACTCACCTGATTTTATGATCCAACGCAGGCACGAATTGGATGGCGGTGGTGCAAAGGATGTTACCTTTGGACTTCAAACCCGTTTGTCCGGCTCTGGCATTTCCGGAGACTCTACCCTTGAGGGCAATGAGGAAGCAATGAGCCAATACACCCAAACTGTTTCTACGGAGATGATCCGTCACGCAGTTCGGGACACAGGTGAATTTGACAACTCGAAAGTTCTCAACGATTTTCGGAAAACAGCCTTGTCTGTTTTGAAAACTTGGCTGTCAGAAAAAATTGACAGCGAAATGTTTTCAGCCCTTAGTACAAGCCCCACACTTCTTCTTAGAGCGGATAACGGCGGAGACGCTGTATCGGCTCGGACATATACTTCATTGGCTACGGCAAAGGCGGCACTCGCCTCTGCTGATAAAATGACTTTGAATGATATTTCCGCATTGAAGAAGTTTGCGTTGCTTGCTCCCCAAAGTCACTACCGGATTCGTCCGATAAGGATTGAGGGGCGTGAATACTATGTGCTTCTCGTTCATCCAGAACAGGCTTATGACCTGTTTACCGATTCAAGTTTCCAACAAGCCCAGCGTGAGGCTCAGGTACGGGGAGATTCAAATCCTCTGTTTCAGGGTTCGCTTGGCATTTGGGACGGAGTCGTTATCCACGAACACGAAACGATTACCGACTTTAGTGATGGCGGTGGGGCTTCCGTTGAGGGGGCACAGGCTCTCTTTATGGGTGCACAAGCCGGTTGTTACGCACAGGTTGGCGATCCGGTATGGGTCGAAAAAACCTTTGACTATGGTAATTCGCTTGGTGTTGCAGGCGGGATGATACACGGTGAAGCAAAGTCCACGTTTAACAGCAAGGACTATGCCTGTATTCAGTATGTGACGGCGGTATCCAATATCGCTTAATCGTACCGGTTAGTTGAGTTGAGGGCGGTGGTTTCCATCGCCCAACGCTCAATGCTTATGAGAAAATTATGGCTTTCGATCAACAGATTTTAGATTACTTATCAGACACAGTATCCGGCGATATTGGGATTACCCAAGCAATGCTGGATCAATGGTGCAATGACGGGGCAAAAGATATTATCAGAAAAATGCCTCGCACAAAGCTATTTAATTTCAGCACTACTTCGGCAGAACAATCTTCTGATGGATACGCGGTAGCAACCGATATGGTGTTGCAGGTGGAACGGGAAAACGGGAGCGATAGCACCTATGTTTCTGCAAGAGAAGTAAGCCCTTTTGAGGCTGGATTGCTTGCGGATATACTGAATGACAGCGATCCGGCATTTTATTTCAAAGACAGCAAAGTTTATGTATTGCCCACACCCTCCGCTTCTGCGGGAGATGGTTTTAAGGTTACTTATGTAACATTTCCAAGCATTGATGCTTCGGCTGATTCAAATGTGGCAAGTTTTCCCGATGAATTAGAGCCTTTAATTATACTGTACGGGGCAATGCAGGCGAAACTGAGGGAGTGTTCATATAATCGCAGAAAAGCGTATGATGAGTTGGATGCAATCAATTCAAGTGGAATTTTAAGCAATTTGACAACCGTTTATACAGATGTGGAGACAGCTTTAGATGCTACCACTACGGAGATAAACAAAGTTCCAAGCATTCTTGATGAGGCAAACACAGAATTTGATAAAGTAATTGTCGCTACCACCGGAACACTTGATCTTGCTAACGCAGAAATTGACAAAGTGCCGGCTATTATTGATGATGTAAACTCGGCGGTTGATAATCTGACGGCAATTATTACCGAGGCAGATGCCGAATTTGATATTGCCAAGGCTCAGGTATTAGAAGCCGAAAATCAGATTGATGCAGACGTAGATACAGCTTTGGGAAAGATAGCTACTGCGTCTGGCAGAATAAACGATGCGGTGATTCTTGCAAGTGCAGAGTTTGACAAACCGGTAACGGCTACTACCGGTGCTCTTGACCTTGCGAATGATGAATTTGATAAAATTTCCGCTTTACTTGATTTAGGTGAGACCGATACCGAGGGTTCAGTTAATACGGCTTTAACCGCAATTATTACGGCTATGGGAAGGGTGAATAGTGCGGTAGATGAAGCGGAAACTGAAATTGCCAAGGTTGATGGTGAGATTGATACTGCGGATACCAGCATTTCTACCAATGAGGATTTAGAACTTGGAGTAACCGAACTAAGAATTGCTGAAGCAAGGATCAAAAATGGTCAGGTTTTATTAGAGGAGGCTGTAACCGGAATAAAGGAGGCTCAAGGATTTTCTGATGAAGTTAAGGCACGGCTTGCTCAGGCTACATCGAAGCGTGAGGAGGCATCTTCGAGAGTAAATAGTGGCACAGCTTTCTTAAAAGAATCACAGGCAAGGATTGAGTCTGGTATGGCTTATTTGAAAGAGGCAGATGCCGGTCTTACAGAGGCTCGGGCTTATGCCTCAGAGGTGAGTGCAAGGATAGATCAGGTAAGAGGCTATAACGATAATGTTCGTTCCAGATTGGATGTTGGGATGAAATACTTGGAAAAGGCGAACATGGAATTAAAGAAAGCACAGGGCTATGGGAATGAAGCTACTCTTAGAATTGCCAATGCTAATGCTTATTTGCAGGAAGCATCTTCCAGAATAAACGCCGGAAACGCCTATATTGGAGAAGCGGGAATAAGGATTAGCAATGGTAGTGCCTACCTAAATGAAGCATCCGGAAGAATTGCCAAGGGAGGGTTGTACTTGAGCGAGACTGGAGTTAGGATTTCAAATCACAATGCCTATGTTGCTCATTGCCAAGCATCTTTGGCGGAATATGCGGTTGTTAAACAAGATTATGAAAATTCACTAAAGGCATATATCGGTGGCTAAAAGAACATTAAAAGAATTAAGGCAGGAGGTTTACAACCTTCTGGGCGTGGAAGCTGGGCAATTTCTCAGAAAAGAAGAAATTGACAAGGCTTTGAACAGGGCAGAAGAAGAGCTTGTAATGGATGGAGATTTGGTGGTCAAAAGTGCAACGATGAGCACAGTTGCAGATCAAGAGAGATATTTGCTTCCTACGGATTTAATCAAGGTAGTTAGGGTGGATTATGACGGAAATAAGATTGACAGGGGCAGTATAGACGATGTATCAGAATTGGATGTAACCTAATGGCTGTTTGGTCAGTAGATACAAAAACAGCATCCACATCTTTTTCGACAGATTCTAAAGATTCGGCTCATACTTGGTCGCCCGATTCAAAGAACACTTCTACATCTTGGGTGCTTACAAGATTGGGTCTTTTAACTTCTGCTGGTAAGTATTTTTATACATCTGCATCAGAATTATTTAAGGTAAAATATGAAGGCGAATAATAAGAGTACGGCTTATAGAAGTCCCTTTTCTTACGACGTTTTCCGCAGAAGGGGAAGGTTTTATTATATTTGGGAAGACGAGATTGGCATATATCCAACGCCAACTACAATAGAGACGGTTAGGGTACATTATACCTATAAGCCTACAGAAATGTCCAACGATGGCGACACCGTTACCATTGATGAGCAGTACGAAAAGGCTGTTGTATATGGTGCTTGCGTAGAACTTGCAAGAAGGCTTCGTGGCAGGGATATAGAAAAATATGGTGTGCTTGCGAGAGAGCTAACCTCAGAGTACCTCAGAGAAAAAGATAAGGCAATGACTTATGGAATTGAAAAGGATGGGGAAAAATTTGTTAAAGTAGGGTACAAGGATTTTTAATGCCTGAGTTTGTAGTAAAAGATTTTAGGGGAGGCTTGGCAGACTTTTTTAGCCCAAGCGATTTACCTGACAATCAGTTCCAGACTTTTACCGAGGTGGACAACCGTAAGCAGGGAAAGTTAGAAAAGTCAAAGGGTGCGAGTTTAGATGCCGCGGCGATATCAACAAACACTGTCGGAACGTGGCAGAGCGATGGATGGGGTTTTCTAAATTATAGAACAGAGTGGGATAATGCGGGGACTCCCGCACAAAATTCTACTTTTTGGTATTTAGCTTGTTGGGCGTTTAACTCTGTTATATCCTATATCAGTAGATATGACGAAAGCGACGGAACGGGCGGAACATGGGAAAACATACTTACTATTAGCAGTAGCGGTGATTGGACGGATGGATATGGGACAGAAGAACCTCTTGTAGATTTTTATGTGGCAAATCAGCAGTTACGGATTTCGGACGGAGCGTTTAATGCCAACAATGACAGCAAATGGTATGGTTTCATTAAGAGAGATATTTTTGGTCAGGGATTGAGCAATCTGGTTTCTTACATTCCCACTAAGCCGAGTGATGCGTCGGCACTTTCAACTTGGGTTTTAGAGAATCAGGAAATTAAACCGCCAACGGCTGTGTCTATGGAGTTTGCCTTTGATAAGGATAACGCTGTAAATGCGGCAAATGAAGTGGGGATTTGTATTCACCATCCCACCACCACCAATGAGTTGCTGAATGACCTTGATGCAGACACCTTTGAGAACAGCGATAAGTATGCGGTTACTTTTGTATATGATTATGTGCAGGAAAGCACTTTAAGCAAGGATGGTTCTGGGAATATCGGCGTGAGGTCAAAAGAAACTCTGACAAGCAAAAAATATGTTCCGTGCATTCAACTGGTGGTTTATACCGACTCTTGGAACAAGCGGATCACAGGCATTAACCTGTACTGGCAACCGGATGGCGATGTTGATTGGTACTTAGTCTCTCATTTGGATACCAACGAGGCTTGGTCTGATGATCCAAAGGCATTGGAAATATCTGCGGCAGGGTCGGCTACCACAACTGATTCAGCGACCAATATGGGGTACTGGATTGCCTGTCCTGACTTACAAACTTTAAGACCGGCGGAAACAATTACATCGGGAACGGCTGTTCAATGGACTGTTTTATCTGAAAACTTAGCTGGGGCTGGTTATTCCGTGGATGATTTTATCTGGGCTGGAACAAACTCAACTTGGAACATATCTTTAACAAAAACAGATTGCCTAATCAGCAATTTAAGTGCTTTTCAAGATAACCCCGATCCAAATGATACAATAGAATTGGTTGATGAGGGGATTGACTATACAGACACACAGGACTCGACGCCGGCGGCAAGATATTTGAGGGGTGCACCCATAGATACGTCCAAAGCCGCTACTTGGTATATCCCCAATGATGGAGTAAGGGGTTCTACCTACACATCCAGAACCGGAATGGAACAGGATGAAAAACGTCCTGCGGTAAAATGGAAAACATCTGCTGTTTCAGAAAACAGGGCATTTATTGGGAATGTTGATACGAAGGACGAAAACGATCAAACTGTCAGGGAACGAAGCCGAGTGTTCTGGTCAGAAATTGGAAAGTATGACAGTTTTAACATCATTAACTCTATGGATATTGGAAAGAACGACGGGGACGAGGTAGTATCGCTTCAGTATCACGCAGGACGGCTCTACATTCTCAAAGAGAGAAATACTTATGTCTTAAACGTATCTACTTCTCAGTTTTTCATTGAGGCACATTATTCCGGTTATGGATGCAGTTGGAGGAATGCAAGCGTAGTCACTCCATACGGAGTGGTTGCATCGGACGATCAGCATATAACTCTTTTCAAGCCGGATGGATTTCAGGAACTAAGCCTTCCCATAAAGGAAACATTTGAGGGACTTAGCAAATCCAGAAGCGTAATTGGATATTCTCCAAAAGAAAATGAGATCTATTATTTAAGTGACACTTATGATTCCAGCACTCTGCCAAACTTCTTTAAGTACAACTTTAATACGAAAAGCTGGTCGCAAATAGACAATCCAATAGGGGGAGGGACGTGGAGCAATTTTGGTGTAGGAAGGAATCTTGAGCCCACAGCCTACTATATTACAACGGGAGGAAGTTTGAAGGTTGTTGAAATGAATAGGGGTTCTGCCACATCAAACACAGCAACCGTGAAAACTAAAAAATTTGATCTTGGTGTTCCTCATAGGCAAAAATCATTGTTGGGAGTTGGGGCGACGTATAAAACATCTTCTACGGGAGGAGATGACGTTACGATGAACCTTTATTTTGACGGCAATACGTCGGCAGATGTTACCAAGACTTTTACAAATTCAAACACAATCACAAACGGATATAAGAAAGCATCTGGAACATTTAAGACGGTTGAGGTTGAATTAACAGCCTCATCTTCTACATTAGAGATAGAGGATGTTTCATTAAAGTACAGGTTGAAGGGGACTCCGGCATCGTGAGCGTAACAGAACATTTAATCAGAAACATTACACAGCCAAAGATTCAGGGTGCTTACAAATCGCTTCCAAACAAAAGCGATGGAATTGAAAATGAATTGAGAGTGGTTAAGCACAAGGGAAAACATTATTTGGCATTAAAAAGTGAAAACAGTTGGCACTTCTTTCAGGAAGTGGACATAGCAGGAGTATAGTATGAGATATAGCGTTGTAGAAGAAGGTTATTGGGCAAGTGTTATTGATTCGGCAATCGGAAAAAGGTCTTACCATTATTTTGTTGTTGATAACGAGACAGGTCAGCGGGTAAAGCAACTTGGTTCGTTAGAGGAGGCGAATGCTCAAGCTGATTATATGAACCAGCAGTTAGGAGAAACCAAAACTGAGGAAGAAAGAACAAGATTAACAGAAATGCTTGGAACGGAAACCCAAGAGTACAAAGATGCTATTAAAGGGTTTTACGGGAAGGAGTCCAAGCGTGCTGAAAAAATGGGTGCAAGGAGAACCGGAGAATTAGTTGGTTCTATGGAAAGAGCTTTGCTGGCAAGCGGAACTGATCCTGCGAAAATAAAGGCAATGATGGGAAGGCTGGAAGGCGGTTCTGACAGAAACATTGCCGACATTCTCGAAACTATTGATTTGGCAAAAACAGGAAAACTTGCGGAAGCCGAAGGGTTGGACATTAAAACCGGACTCAGCATAGAAGACCTGACAAACCAGCGACAAAGGCTTACAGATGCTATGACTCAGTTTTATTCGACACAGGCTTTACAGAGAGATCAGTTTCAGGCTGAATTGGATGCACAACCGGAATGGTATGAATCTTTTGCTGGAGACTTGGGAGACCTTGCAGGCGATTTGGCAATGGCATACGCTACCTATAAGGTTGGTACTGCCGGCGGAGGGGGAACTTGTTTTGACGGCAATTCTATGGTTCACGGAGTATCAAAGGATATTCCAATCCATTTGCTCAAAAAGGGAGATGCCATTAGAACAACCAATGGGTTTAAGCCCGTCAAAGAGGTTTATGAGTATGACAGAGTATCCGATTTGAGCATCAACGATGTTAGGGTAACCGGATCGCACCCGTTTATTATGAATGACGGATCATTAAAGCTGTCAAAAGATATTGAGGAGGGCGATATGCTTTGGGGGAATCACCCCGTTTTATCAGTTAAAAACGAGAAGGGTTCTGGAAAAGTGTATAATCTTGATATAGAATCAGATACCTACCACGTTGAGGGAATGCTGGTTCACACCGGAAGAAAGGGTAGTTAAAAATGGGACAGTTTAAGGTTAAGAAACGTCCAAATGCTCTGCAATCCTTTATGAAGGGATTAAGTGCCGGAGCAAGCAAATCCGCCCCAAAGATAATGGAAATGATGATGAAGAAATCTGATGCTGAAAAAGATCAGAAAAAATCATTTGTTTCCAATTTTGATAAAACAATCAGCAGTATCCAGAATCCGGAAATGAAGGCTGAAGCTAATAAGATAAAGTATCAATATCTTGCCGGTGAGATTGGTTTGGGAGAATTCATGGCGTTCACACAAGGGTTAGATGCTTCTGCATTTACAAAGCCGGAGAAGCCCTTAACAGCGAAACAGATGCTTGAAGAATCACAGGCAAGGCGAGAGAACTTAGAATTTACGAAAGACGAAGTAGCACCAGAAGGAGACAGAGAAACAAAGTATATCGGCAGGTTGGGAGGAGCAACCGAAGTATCCGAAGAACAATGGAATCAAATGGTTAATAATTTAGTGATTGAAAAAGACAGGTCTGATCTTAGGGGAAAAATTAAGGGTGAAAGAACAGCGAGAGAATTGACATCCGATGAAATTACCACTCTTGGTCTTGATGCAAATAAAAAGTGGACTACGGGCATTACGGGGGGCATTGCTGAGAAAAAGGAAAGATTGGTTAAAAGCTTTCCTGCAAAGACAAAAAAACTTTTACAGATGGCAGGGAGTGAGATCAATAAACTTGATGAAATAATCAATAGTCTTCTCAGTACTCCAGAACAGAAGACAGAGGCAATGAGAAAAAAGACAAATTGGGTTAGTAAATTTGTAGAGTTTGAAGTTCTATCTAAAGAAGATGCTGAAAGAAATTATGGCGTTGTTCTTTCCGATCCCGAAAAGGAAAAAATCGAAGGTTTTTAGTGTATAAATGTCCAATGGAGATAAACTTCGATTACTTTATGATGCAGGATCAAAACACTTTGATTTAGGGGATTTTGATTCTTTCGTCCTCAAAATGGGGGACGAAAATAAAAGGTCTGTTTTATACAATTCTCTTTCTAAGCATTATGACTTGGGTTCTTTTCAAGAGTTTAATAACAAAATAGAACCAACCATATCTCAGGGAGAATCAAAATTCATTGGGTTACAAAAAGTAGATGTAGGAACACCGCCTCAGTACACTATTTCAAAAGCTGAACCAAAGGGGAAAAAGGTGGGTGTTTATGCAACCGAACATTCAAAGCCTATTGCCGGAATCCCGAATGGTATGGAAAATACACTTCTGTATCAAAAAGGCGGGATTGAAAAATTAAGGGAACACGGGTACGAAGTTGTTTTACCTACCAAGAAATACACTCCGACATCAAAAGATATTGGAAAATTTCAGGCAAGGCGGTTTTTACAAAAAGAAATAGAAAAGGAATTAGCTCAAAATCCAAATAAAAGCTATCGTGAATCCTATCGTGATGTGGTTGCAAGTGTTGGTGCAAAACCGCCGGATGTTGTTGATTTAGCATTTAACAAATCTATAACGGGAACGGTATTCAGATTATTCGGGCAGGATCAGAATGTGGATGTTTCTCAATATCCGGAAACACAGCTTGAGCAAATTGTATCAGGTGCAATTTCGATGGTTATGCCCATTGATGCTCTCATATTTAAGGGTGGAGGGGCAGTAGGAGTAAAAGGCGGTGGAAGGGTATTAGCCAAGTACGGAGATGATATTGTAAATGTATTAGTCAAAAGGGGAGGGCTTTCAAAAGACAGGGCTATCGAGGTTACGAAGAAGGGAATACAACGTCTTGCTGGAAGTGCCGGAGGGTTTGGTGCATTTGATCTTACAACCGATGTAACAATGCAGTTGGAACAAACCGGAACAGTTGACCCGCTTCACGCAACAAAATCGCTTCTATTGGGAACTGCTAAAGGTCTAATTACTGCTGGAGCTGGAGGTGTAGCTAAAGTTGGTGGTAAGGGGGTTGCTGGAAAGGTAGCTCAAAAAGAGGGTTCAATTAAAATGGCTGGAGAAGTTTCGGATTTTGTAGGAACTATACTTGGTCTCGGCTCTGCACCTTTATTGGAAGGAGAAATACCTACAAGTCAGGACTATATCAATGCCGGCGGTATGATTATTGGAATAAAACTTCTTCACGCCATTCCAAAAGCGAGACAGAAAGGGGTTGTTGAAAATGTTGCCAAAGAAGTTGAGTCAAATGTAAAAAAGGGGATGACTTTTCAGGAGGCTGTTCAATCGGTGTATAACGAGGTTCGCTCATCAATGGAATTAGCACTTATGGTGTCTGAGAAGTTGAGAACAGAGGCAAAAGATAAACCTCTTTCAAAAGATGTTTCCGAGACCTCAAAGAAACGGGCAGAAGATGCTATTAAAAGAGCCGAAGCAGAGCGACAAAAAACCTTATCGTTTGATCCTGACGAGGTAATTACAAGAGAATTAAGTGAACGATCTGATTCGCCAAAAGAGGCAAAAACAGAAACGACAGACTATCAAATCCCTCATAGACCAGCTAAAGAGGGCTACCCTCCAGCTTACAATATATGGAAAGATAAACTTGGTGAGGGGGCGATTGCACCCAAAGATATATTAGACAGCCCTGAGTATTACATAGGAAGCCCAAGAGGAACTAAAACTTTTAATGAGACCATAAAGGCAATGGAACAAATTAGGGGGATTCAAGGCGATCCAGAAGCAACGATAACCATATATCGCTCATCACCGGTAAAAGGATTAAATGAGGGTGATTGGGTTACTTTATCTAAATCGTATGCCAAAGAACATTCAAAGCATCCGAGCGATCCAACAAAAGATATGCCTGTTTTTGAATATAAGGTTAAAGCCAAAGATATTCGCTGGGATGGTAATAGCCTTGAGGAATGGGGATATTATCCAGAAAAAATTACAAAACCAGAAATAAAGCCCACTTCCCAAAAACAGCCTTGGGAAATGACGAGGGAAGAATATAGTCAAGAACATAGAAGATTATTGGATGATTCCGGTGATGTTTACAAAAATGAACTTTATCAATCTACTGAATTTGCAAAGTATTCAAACGAAGCCCCACATGAAATTCACAGTAGAGTTACAGAATATCTTTTGGGGAAAAAGGATCGGGTTAATAATTTAGAAAGAGGAAGGATTACTTCGGTATTAAGAGCTTTACACGACGGCAAGCCCGTTCCTAAAGAAGTATTAAAAGATTATCCTGATTTACAGGCAAAGGTCGGGCACTCACAACAAGAAGCACCGAAGTATTTATACAGGGCAACGGATAGTTCTCAGAAACAAGGATTTGTAAACGCACCATTTTATTCATCAACTATCGAAGGTGCAAAAGGATATGGGGAAAATATCATTAGGGTTGAGATTTCCAAGGATGCAAAGATTATTAGTGGAAAAGACTTGCCACCAGAAGTAAATGAAACATACTCAAGGCGTAGAGACCCGCAAAAAGTTAGAGATTGGGCGATTAAAAATAAAATAGATATAATTATAGATGATGTTTATGGATCGGAAGTTGGAGGGATGGCAATAATAAACCAGAGAGTTATTAGGAGATCGGAAAAAATAGAGAAACCTAAACAAGAAGCACCCAAAAAGGTTGTAACTCAAGTTGAGCCTATTGAGTTTTCTAAACAGATTGAGAAAAAACATGATGTTACATTAGACCTTACAGGAACATTAGAAAAGGGTGATATTTCACTATCAAGAATAGTTGTTCCAGAAGGAAAGAGGGGAGAAGGTATTGGTACAGCAGTTATGACTGATATTATAGAATATGCCGATAGAAATAACAAACGCATTGTACTTACCCCAACCAAAGAATTTGGGGCAACATCTGTTAAAAGGTTAAAAGATTTTTACAAGAGACTTGGGTTTGTTGAAAACAAAGGAAAGAATAAAGATTTTACTACTAAGGAATCAATGTATAGGATTCCTGAAGCGGTAGAACCACGATTAAAAGAACAAAAACAAGAAAGCATTGATTTATCGAGGGATTTAGAGTCTGAAAAAACCCAAAAAGTCCCTCAAAAATATCCTATTGGTACATTTGTTTATGGTGTAGCGAATCCAACAAAGCACAATCCCGAAGGAAGGGCAAAAATATCATTTTTTAATGAATTTAACGGACTTTATACCCTTGAAGAAGCTGGGAGCAAGATACCAAAGGAAAATAAATATCTTACGAAAGAAGGCTTCACCGTTCCCGCAGATGCGAGGAAGGAGGGGGTTAAGAGATACAATGACGACCTAAATAGGCTTCCCGAAAAAGAAAGAAAACAAGCAAGAAAAGATGCAACAGCTTTTAATAAAGCGGTTGAAAGGGGAGAGTATGATCATTTATTTATTGGGGAAAATGATCAATGGATAATTAGGTCTGCATATCAAGGAGGGACAGATGCGTTTTATAGAGAAATTAAAGAGCAAATAGGAATGCGTTTTGACATAGATACGAGCCTTCCAACCGGCAGGGCAAAGGCTTTGCATCTAATGAATGACTATCTGAAGAAGGTCGAAAGAGGGGAAGAAAAATCTTTTGCCGAGGAATACTTTGAAAAAGAAGAAAAAGAATTGGCTGAGTTTTTAGAGCCAATAGAAGAAGTAAAGAAAGAGTTTAAGCAAGAGATAGATAAGTTTGACAAAAATGATCGTGGTTATATTGAGGAAGATATAAAACTGCAATCATCTGGTGAACTATTCAATTTCTTTGATAAATTAGCAGAAGAAGGAAAAAAAGATGTCTCAAAGAAGCAAATTGGCACAAAACAGGATAAGGAAGTTTTACCAGACGTTGA